GAGATTATCAAATGTTTCTTGAGCTTTGGCCGCTAGATCGTCCAGTTCCTGATCGCCTGTTTCTAAATCTCGCACTGTGGGCAAGGCCGCATCTATTTTGTCTATGGTTGCATCAAGATTGGCCAATTGTGCTCGAGTTTCGTCCACTGTGATTGTAGCCGGACCAGGCAGGTCAGTCTGCTCTATTTTATCAAATTCAAACAGTTCTTCAAGGCGTTTAGTCATACCATATTTACCGCTGGTACAATAAGTTATTTTTTCTTGGCGCCCTGATGATAGATCATGTCTTCATTAATAACTCTAAAGGTCAGGCCGTTTTTTCTTGCCCATTTGGTTGCCGAGTCCCATTTGGCATAGTTCACAGCCACTATGGCTCGATCTCGATCATTCATTCGGCTTTCGATCAGGCTTTGTTTTTTGGGTTTGATTTCTATCAGTTCAGCCACAGTTGTGTTGTTGCGGCCGCGGTAGGTCACCAGGAAATCTGGCACATACATGCTTTGTTTGCCAGTTATGGGATTGCGATAAGGTATGCTAATGCTTTCGCTGGCCCACTGCAACACGTTGTCGTTTGAATCCAAAAACATCATGAATGTCAATTCCCACCCTGAACGATAACGGGGAGTGCCGCGACCCACATATTTGGCAGAATTTTTTACCACATACGCACCCTGTCTAAAATTGGGCATGCCTCAAATCCTGATATTTCTAGCCACGTACTGGTTGGGCTGTGTGGGTGCATTTACACCCAGCAAGGTGCTGGAGCTGCGTATGCCATTTAGATAGTAGGCCAAGGTCAGGGTAACCTCGGGTGCTGATTGTCCTTGGAACTGTTGCAACAGATCCATTACAGGAATGCCGGTCTGATGACTTACTCTAAATACTGATACTGTAAAATTTCCTGCTGCTTCAAGTGATCCAAACACTGATTTGAAATAACTCAGCACTGCATCGTAAGCGTCAACCGGAACCTGTTGTTCATAGCCATAAAATCTGTCAAATATCTGAACGGTTAAATCAGTCTTGGTGTTGATAGCATTTACCGAAGCCACGATTATCCTCCACTGACCAGATTTCTAAGTTTAGTAGCTGCATCTATTCCATTTGGAGTGGGGAAGTTCATGCCGCCGCGGCCATTGGGCAACTGACCAATAGATCCTGGCACACCGATTCCGGCTGCAATGCCAAGTCCGGTTACCAGAGCAGGTCCCAGCGCACCAGATCCTGCCAGTGCTCCAGACAAGAAAGACGATGCTGCTGGCACTAATCCTTGTCCCACTGCACCCAACACATTTTGCAGAGTATTTTGTCCGGTGGACAAGGACTGTAGATCCTGTTTGCTGCCAATGGGACTGGCTTTTATAGTGCCTTGGATTTCTACTGTATTGGTACTGCCGGGCACGGCAATAGGACTAGGTACAGTGTCATAAAATCCAGGATCAGCAAATCCTGTTACCGGATCACTGGGTTGTGCACCGCCAACTGCTCCAGAATAATACTTGACATTTTCATAACGTATGCTCATGGTATGTGTCATGATACCACTGCCTTGACTGTAGTCGTAAGTGTCGTGTGCCCATTCTGTGATTAGTGGATTGATCATGGTGTATTGTGCGTAGGTCTTTTGGCTCATGCCGTACACAGTAATATCATTAAAAAATGGCAATTGACCACTGGCCGGGCCTGTCAGTATGGAACTGGCTAAACTTTGCAGTGAGGGGTTAGCATAGCCTTGGCCGTTGAGTCCCCATTTTTGCACAGGTCTACTGGCACTGTAAATGTCATTGCTGCCGTAACTGAATCCACTTAGAGCCGAGCTTATGTCGCCCAGAGTGCCTGACTGATTAGGAGTGTTTCCGTACTTGTAGACCGGATCACTGTAGTAGTATTGATAGTACTGGTACCACATGTTACGAACCAGATCGCTGTGATCGTCATTGAACACTATCTGTGCTGGATTGTAATTGATTTTTGTTTGTACCAGACGTTTACGATTGTACTGGTTCATGGTGGCCACATCAATGGTATAGCCAGGTAATTGTACAGATTTAACTGCAAGACCAATGGTGCTAGACTTGCCGCCTGAGACCAAGTTGGCCACAGCAGGTATATTTGTGTTTAAATTGAAATAAACATAAAATAAAAATTTGGTACGGGGCGCAAGATCGTAGCCGCCAGCCCGAAAGGTCTTGCTGGCGTGGGTATAATCTCTTAACCCTTCGCCGGGCGGAAAAGGTTGTAGGGACTCTTGGCCAAAAGCCATGGATTATTAACCTGTGGCTACGTTGTTGACTGTCAACGGAATTGACGCTCCAACACCCACATCTGCACCAGTTGTTGTTTGTAATGCATTGTCGTATCTAATGGTCATGGACACTGACATTACACTGTTGTCGCCGTAGTCAGCTGAATTATAGTTGACTCCCTGCAGATAGCAACCTTGTATGGTCCAGGTTTCAAGAGCAATAGGAACATTAACGCCGTTGCCGCCGTCTAACACTTCAAATACCGTGACAAATTTATAATCAATACCACTTGCAGCACTGCTTTGCTCCAAGAAGTCCAGTTGTTTCTGCAGTTGTTCGCCAACCAAACGACTCACATTGCCTGCGGCGTCGTCGCGCAGTTCGCAGGTGATGTCGGTCCACTCGTGTTTGCCAGCCAGACGTATAGTGCTGTTGTAGATAGGCAGGTCAATGTTGGCAAAAGTCACATTAGGACGAGAGAAATTCATGACCTGTTTGGTCAATTCTGTTGTGGGTTGTGATACGCCCAGACCTAAAAAAGTAACGCGAAAGCGATACTTGAGTTTTGGCATCAGCAGACCCTGAGCCGAGTTGCTTTGATCGCTGGCCAACGGTACGGTCAGTTTGGTTAGTGATGCTGTTGCCATTTGTTTATTCTCCTAATATGCTTTTATTTATGGTGTTTGAGTCGGGCAAAATTCTAGTGATTTGCCCGACATCAATTACGCAGACTGCTGAGCTGCAATAGTTCCTGTGTTTTGAATACGCATTGGTATGTAGATAAATTCTACAGCCTTGACTGGTTCAATTGCAATATCCACATACAACTCGTTGGCATCAATTGTTGCAGGAGTATTGTTTGTTAGATCGCAAACCACCAGATAATCATACAGACCGCGCTTGTTGACCAGGTCAACCATGAGACTTGTTATCTGATTAGTAATCGCGGCTCTGGTAATGGTGTCGTTGGGTTCAAACAGGTATTGATTACCAATAATCTCCAGACGTCCACGGATGAATGCTACCAAACGTGCCACGTTGATACGGTCTAACGCTGTAGCTGTGCCTTGTAGAGTATGGTTACCAAAATTGGTAATACCCGTGCCAGGTATGAATGTAATTGGATTTACATTGTTGCTGTACAACACATCACGTAGACCTTGATTTACTCCCAAGGGTGCAAACTCTCCGGTAGCAGCATCAAGATAACCAATCTGCAAGGCATTGTCCACTACTCCGCGGCGCAGTCCAGCAGGTGCAAACCAAGGATATGCCACGCTGTCACTACGAATAATTGTACGCAACATCATGTGACTTGGTGCGGTCACAACCACGTTGCCGGTCAGATCAGTTGTGGTACAGCTTGGGTAAAATGCAGCAGCATATGAAACACCGCCAGATAAATTTCCGTCACCGGTGGCCAGTCCAAGACCATTGTTGTTGGTTGACCATGTGACCACTTCGTCTGGAGTCAATCGTAACGGTGTGTCCACAATACTAAATGCCGTTTCACCGCGATCGTTATTGAGCACCACCATGTTGGGTGCCAATTCTGGATACTGTGTACACACTATCAAATTAAATTGCGCCTGCTGTTCACGTAACTGTGTGTTGGTATCAATGGCAACTCGTAATGCTTGTACAATCAAGCTGCGTTGGGCCTGACGGCCCATATTGGGACTGCCGTCTGCACGGTTAGGGCTGGCTGTGACCCAGGCATTGGTCTGGCTGGGCAATACCAATGGTGCTGGATAGTCCTGACTATTAAAATAGTTGACCTGGAATGATTTAACATTAAATCCACTACGGCGTGTGTTGAACAACAAGATACCTTCAGGATACAGATCAGGATTGGGTGCATCAAGATCCAGATAGTTGCTGGTGATCAATGGTGTTGAACCTGAGGCAATCGGTGGAATTGGATCTGTGATGGGATTCGTTGTGCCGTTAGGAGCCCAACGTGCATCGGCAAAAAGTACTCCATTGATCGTGGTCTGATCGGAGTTGTTTATGATAACCCACTGATCTTCGCCATTGACCGGTTGCCAACGACTGATTACCGGATAGTTTTCCAGGTCGGCGGTATTGATCCACAAGTCGCCGTAGGCCAGTGGACTTTCTGCTGAATCGGTCTGCGTGACCGGTGCTGTGGCACTGAATATTGGTCCAGAAGCATTGGTCAAACTCAGATCAAATCCACGAACATCATTGTCGACGTTTTGATACCCAACCCAGTTACCGTTGTTTTGTATCATGATGTCGGCAGTAGTTGCATCGCTGTAGTACCACAGAGTGCCGTCAGCCGGATCAATGTTTGGTGCACTGGCAGATGCTGTATAAACAAAAGTTGGGCTACCAACCCAGTTGCTGAGCGTGAGGCCTGTGCCGTCAACATCAGTCTGAGTAATTCCGGTTACTGCTGTAGTAAACCCAGCATCCACAATTGGAGTATTGGTGCCGTCTACTAGATAAATGTCACCACCGGTGGCATGTGTGAAGAAAATTGCGCCGGCAGCATTTACACTAGCACTGACATTGTCAACTCCGGCAGCACTGACAGCTGCTACAAAGTCAGCTGCTGTAGTACCGTTAATAGTCACAGTTACTGGAGCCGCTACCACAGTTGACTCAGGCTGTGTGGCAGCCAATGTAAATGTGGATGCATTGACAAAGGTAGGATTTTCAACAGCACCAGTAATTACCGTGGCGCCAGGAGACAATCTTTCAAGAATCAACGCACCAGATGTGGCGTTGTTATAGGGATCGATCTGAGCGTATGTGGTACCAGCTGGAATTGATTGACCGCCCGAAGTTGGATCCAGTGCATAGAGTGCGGCAGCATTGTTGGCATAAACTGGACAACTTTGCAATACAAACACACCCAGGGTAGTGTCATAACGTTTGACCTGAATCTGCATGCCTTGATTTACACTGTTGGTCTGTTGAAAAACACTGCCGGTGGGTTCTGGTTGTACATCTGTGGACCGCCATCTTGGTGCACTGAAGTTTGGACCAGCAAAATAAGCAGGAGCTGCATATTCGCCTGCATCAATATCCAACGTGGCCAACGGAGTGCCGCTGACGTTGTTGATGGCAATAACGCCTGTGCCTTCAGTGCTGCCGTCATTGGTTGCTGTGCTGTCTGCGTACAGTGTTAATTTTCCACCAATGTTGGCAGCATAAACTCCACTGGCATTTAAGGCAGCATTGATGTCTGTGACCAAACGAGTCACGGTATTGTTGGGACTGGCTTGAACTGTGATTGTAACATCATTGATGGCAAAACTGTTGCCCACTGTCAAACTAGTAGGAGCAAGACCTCCCTGGATTGTGGGCCAAGCAGTTTTCCATTCGTCGCTACCAATCAACACCCAGGTGTTGTATAAATCTTGGGCACTGGCACCGTCTTGTATCCATCCAGGTGCTTGATTAACACCGTTAACTGTGGTGGGACCTCCACGCTTGTAGTAGGTTGGGTTGTACACGTTGGTAGCTGTGACTGCATAGTCACCAATACTGCCAAAACTGGGCAAGGGTACTGTGCTGCCTGTTTCTAAAAACACTGTGTCAACAATTACACTGGGTGTTTTTCTTGTGAATGCAGAAGTGGATTGATTCCACTCGGTTAGACCCCAGGTAGTGTTGGTAGTGTCTAGCCAGAAAGTGCCGTTGTTTGGTGCGCCGACTGGGCGAGACAGGCTGGCTGTAAGAGCAGCCAGATCAATGTTGGCACGTTGCACATATGCTATGTTGGTAACGCCCAGGGCAGAATAAGCAGCTAACAAGCCGTATTCGTTCAGTTCATATCCGTTGATTGGAGTACCAGCTGTGGTGTTGTAGAAAAACGGCACACCAAACGTGCTTAACAAATCTCGCTGACTGGTCATTAGATACAGTTTGTTAGCATTGGCAGCCAAGGTTCCTGGAGCAATACCAGTGCCTGCGCCAGAGATCTTGTTTTCTGCAGTGACCAACAGAATATATGGTGTTGAACTGGCAGCACCGGGTGTGTAATTACTTTGATCAATTACACTGACTTGTACACCTGGGGATAGTAAGGCCATCGCTAATTCCTTTTTATTAATTAAAGATATTTATCGGTTATTGAAAAAAGAACGAGGTTACAGCAACCTATATATAGGTTCGTAATCAATAAATACTGGTATGATTAGGCCAATGTGTCCAGAATGCCAACAACGCAACAGAGCAGTTGCGTATCACAAGTATGAACGTGTGTATTATCGTAGCCGATGTATACAATGCTTAAACAAAGCAAAGAAAATGCGTAGTCCAAAACCTCGTTGGCAGTTGTCTGGTTATAAGAAAAAAACCACATGCGACCGCTGTGGTTTTAGAGCAAAGTACAGTGCTCAATTACTGGTGTATCATGCGGACGGTAGTCTCAACAACAACAGTTTGAGAAATTTAAAAACTGTTTGTCAGAATTGTGTAGTGGAAATTGCTAAGACTGATCAGACTTGGCGGCCCGGAGATTTAGAACCAGATTATTGATCTGACGATACAGTTGATCCATGCCGTCGGCATTGTTATCAATTACTGCGTCAAAATCGGTGCCAATCCAAGCAGTTTCACTGGCATGAACTTTGTATTTGGCCAATTGATCTTTGCTCAATGACCAGGTGATGTTTGCGGGCCCTGCGTTTACAGATTCAGCCAGTGGGTACCATTCGGGCTCTGGGCCTCGAACTACTCTAATAACCAGTCCGCCGGCTCTTTTAATAGCATCAATTTCGTTGGGGAATCTACAGTCGCTGATCACTGTGTCGTCTTTACTTTTGCGTATTTTGTTCTCTAAACTGGCAATCCAGGTATTGTCGTGGAACCCTTTACGCACAACTTCTGTGCCCCAGTATTGCAACACCCAACGTGGCGTCAGATTGGGCATGTTCAAGCGTTCTGCCCACCATGGATCCACTTGCTCACGCCATTCTCTACTCTGGCGAGTTCGCCCTTCCAACAGTTCACGATCCCATCCAAACACTGCGGCAACAGAATCCTTGAGAGTGCTGGCAAAACTTTCTCGTCGGAACTGATGTATATTCTGTAGATAATCTGCAATAGTGTCTTTGCCAGAACCAATTAGTCCGCATACTCCAATAATCATCGCATTTCCTTTACGTTCAAGTGTCGGAGTGTGGCCTGCAACATGTCGATCTGTCTGCGACAATCTTCTAGTGCATGATGGCTAGTGGGTGGTTTGGGTAGGCCTGGCCATAGGCTGTAAACGGTTCTTGCATCACGTACATTGTAAAACTGCCAAGGCAAGCTCTTGTTATAACTCTTGTAGGCATGCTCCAAGATGTTCATGTCGTATGTGGGTCCATTGGCGAAAATAAACTTGTGTTGCCAGGCCAGCTTGTATAAACCATCCAGGGCCTGGTCGAGATCTATACGACCTTCTTCCATGAATGCTTCGGCCTGTGCTTCAGGTTGGGTGGCCCACCA